CTTTTCAATTTCCTTGTTGTCCATTATTATTTCTCCTCTTTTTCAAGAACGGTAATTCCGTTCATGATTATATTTATTTTATCTTTTAAGGCAAGTATTGTTTCTTGCTCTTTAATGTTGTCTATGTCACCTTGAAGTTGTGCCACTATCGCTTTTGCTTCTTCATCTTCATCCGGTTTATTGTTAGCTTTAAGCAATGCATTTAATGCATCAATAGCTGTCTGTACTACCCCCAGATTCTTTGCAGATAATACACGCCCTGCTTTTTCTTGTCCTGCCTTGATGTCAATACCAGTCTTGAATTCTTCTACCTGATACGATCCCTGTTTGCTAAAATTAGAGTTTTCCATAATCTCTTTTTTTATCGCTTCATCGTTCACTACGTCTATGTTTTCAATCGTATATCCTTTCAATATCATATTCTGAAAATCTCTGCTTACAAGTGCTTCAGGGTTAGCAGGTATATTGACAGCAGATATTTCAAGCAACTCCTGTGATTTGTATTCTCTACCTCTGCGGGAGTACGGATTCTTTTCATCTTTAGGCGGCAACTCTTCCCATTTAGAAGGGTCAAACCTTACAGAAAATGTTTTCAAGAACCCTGCTTTAAACATTTGGAACACTTGGTCTGCAAACGGATTCATTTCAGCAGAAGCAAATTGAGGTGTAAATATAAGTTTATCGTTTTCAACTCTGACATCAGTAGCTTTTCCGATAGGCAAGGCAGACGCATTATGTCCCCACAATACAACAGGATTCTTTTTAAAGTTTTTTAATTTCCAACCATTTGCTCGCAATATATCGCCGTCCCTATCAACAGATTCAGTTGAAGCAATGGCGTCGAATGTTCTTGCTTCATCATTAAAGTTTTTCAATTCGCAAGCATACGTCTTTTTCATTGGTTTCATTTCCTCGTCTCCCTCATTACTTAAATTTATGATCTTATTTTTACCGCAAATCCAGTCGGCATTTTCGCCGTGTTCTTTTACCCAATATTTAACATCGTCAATTTCCCATTTGTCTTTTTCAAATAGAAGAGATTGTATTACGTTTGACCCGCCTGAATCTATTTCTAACTTGCCTATATTAGCCTTTATCCCTTTATCATTAGATATATTCATAACTTGGGTACTGCTTGATACAAAAAGGTTCGGCTCTCTAATTGTTACGCTTAAATAATTTTCGTTTGTTTTTGATTCTTTCATATGAATATCTACTTATGTAAAAAATTATACATTCTCGATTTACGTGATATTTTGTTTTTTGTAAGCCTTGCATCCCTAAGTCTTTTAAGATAATTTGATATACATTCACGTTTTACCGTTTCTTTTACTAGCGTTGGTTCAGATTGCGGTTTAAATAGTTTTTTTATTCTTTGCCAAATCGTCTGGAATATGTATAACATACCCGCCTTTCCGTTCAATATTAAACATCATATCAAGCATAGGACACGTCTTTTGGTCATCTTGCGTACTCGGATAATGCCATATAGACTCGTAATATACTTGTATTTTATTCTCGTTTACCAACTTGACAATTTCTTCTTTAGAAAGTTTAATTTTCATCAGGCCTCTTCATTTATAATTGCTATAACCGAACATCTGCAATTGCAATCTTCCTCTGCAATACCTATCTGTCCCGGTGCTGCACCTGAACCTGAACCAACTGCAAAGTTTTTATTTATATCTATACCTTTATTTTCGTACTTATTCCCTGCTGCAATATGTGTGTCTCGTGGTTCTCCTGCTCTTTGCACAAGCCAACCTTTCTTTTCTATACCTGCTTGCTTATACGATTCTAAAGCACCCTCATTGCTTGCAGCAATAACCTCTGTCCTTGATATCCTTTTTGCTTTCCACCCTGCATTTTTGAACGGGGTATAAACATCTTTTATCCGTTTAGACAAATCCTGTATGCTTTCACCATTAGAAAACCCTTCCAACAAAGTATCTTTTATAGCATCTTTCTGCGTATCCATAACTTCTTTCGATTTATCAAGCGAATACGTATCAAGCCATTTCTGGCTTAAAGGATTCTTAACGTCAAATGTTATATCAAACCCGTAGTTGACTATCTCTCGTTTAGCGTTACTATCCAAAGCAATCTCGTGTACCTCTTTAGACACTTTCGCCCACTCTTCTATTTCTTCACGCCAATTAGCACCGAACAAATCTTCCAACTCTTCTTCAGATATTTTTACTGTTTTAAGCGTGTTTAATTTAGTTAATACTCTTTTCTCTTGGCCTGTAAAATACTTGTCTATAATCTTTAAATATTCTTTACTTATTCTTGTGGTTAACGTATCAAACTGTTTCCATATGTTTAGTTTTTTCTCTTCAGAAAACCCTTTGCTAACAGACTTTTCATCTTCTTCAACTACCGGCTTTTCACGTTCACTACCGATAGCCATTACCCCGAAAGGAATATACCCTGTATCGCCACCTTTGACTTGTGCAAACGGCAATTCCATTTTCTGTATAATATCGTTTAACGGGATGCCCATACTCCAAAATATTTTAGCTGTATCAGCTTTAAGTTTAAGATCAGCTTTCAACGCTTCAATGTTAGATATGTCGAACTTGAAATATGCTTCAGGTTCGTACATTTTTACTATTCTTGTTAATACCGCTTCGTACTTACGCAATTTAGGGATTATCGTATTCTGCCAAAATATCTTTTGCGATTCCTTGTAGTTAGCGTAAGACGCTTTGTCTAATATCCCAACTAATAAAGGGGGAACTCCAAACACGGCACATATTTCTTCTCTTGTTAATTTTAACCCTTCGATATACTCTAACTCTTGCATAGTCGCTGTCATAGAGTTATATTTTAGCCCTTGCTCTAACAACATCATTTTATGAGAGTTTTTCCAACCTTGATATTTCTGGTTAACTTGTTTTAATAATCGCTGGAACGTTTTATCTGTTAATGTCGATTCAGTGGATAATGCTCCGTCAAGTTTCGCTCCGTTAGCAAATATTTTAAGGTTTGTCTCTATAGCTTTTTTATTTGTTTCGATACTATCTCTGCCAGCCGATACGCTTGACTGCCCGTACAACATATTGTCAACACTCATCGCTTTAAAATGCAATATTTCATACGGTTCATACTCTACTTTTTTAGTGCCAACAACATATATATATTTATCTATTAACTTGTCTTTCCCTGCAACTATTTTAACCCTCGACGATATTAACCGATTTAAAGATTGCGGCTGCGAGTTTTCGTTGTTCATCTCGTCTAATAACCAATAGCTATTCCCTGTTAATTCTACGCTTGCATAAGTGAACTCTTCAATATTATAAAAATTCGTATTGTCGTCGTTTCTATTTGTTTTGTTCCCGATATACGTTTTTGTAAATAGCTCGTGCAAGTTTTTATTAAAAACCTCTACCGGTTCAACCCCGCTTTGTGTTACTTTATCCTTATATATTTTATAATTTAATCCTGCTATTGCATTTGCAATAAGATAAACACAAGCGTAAACCCACGCTGTATCAGCGTAACTATTCAAGTATCTATGGTAGTTTTCTGGCTGTGGCGTCCCAAACATAGAACTATACCCGTCACTATTACCGGAGTACAATTCTTGTGCTTTACCTTTTTCATATCCAAACTTGTTTAAAAACTTATCGATTACACTCATAAAATATTTCCTTACAAAAGTCTTACATTCGGTTCGTCATTATCTAACATCAATTCAGTTAACGCCCAAACAAGAGCGTCTAATCTATCCGGCGATTTATTGCCTTGTACCCAACTACACATTTGGTCTTCCAACTCTGGCAATATCCCAACGTGATGTATTTTGTTTTGCTCATACAACGCACAAACTGGCTCAGCCCTAGTTACCTTACCTCTTGAAGCGTGTACAGATTTATAGCTTATATGATTATCAATAGTTTTTATAACAGTTTCAATCATTTCTCCACCGTTGTTAGCTTCGGCAATAATCCTATCAGCTTTAAACTCGTAATAACTTTTTATCGCTTGCGACGCCCAAATATTAGGTGTTGCTTTGATACTGTTATCTTTTAATACATATCCATGCCCGTCGTTCCCTAACCCTGCAACAATAATCCCTGTTTCAGCAGAATTTTCATTACTTGTTGCTTCAGGGTCTATCGCTACAACTATTCTTGTTAAATCCGGTGCATCTTCTTCTTTAATTCTGTTTCTATCAATTAAATCAACATTCCACAACGCACCCTCGACATCTTCTAATATTTCGCCTTCTATTTCTTGTCTGCCTAATCTCGTCCCTTGATACTTGTCAATCATTCTTTCAATAAACGTATCTGTAAGATTAGACTTGTTTTCAAGCGTACTGCCAACAACATCTACTACTTGTTTATCTTTAATAAGTTTCTTAATAAGTTTTATCGGTCTCGGTGTTGTTGTTACGCAAACTTGCGGATTCTTGCCTATACGCAACCCCATTTCAAGATTGTCCCACGTTTCATCAGGGTACTGGTATTTAGCTAATTCATCAACCCAAGCTGTATCGTGTTGCGGCCCGCGTAATTGATCCGGCTCATCGCCAGAATATATTATCGCTATCGCACCGTTTTGCCATTCAAGCCTTCTATGAGACGGGATAAACTTAGGCATTAAATCAGGCGGAGCAATGTTAAGTATCGCTGAATCGCCTAACTCAACCATAGTATCTCTTACATCAGCTTTCGTTTTACCTACTAAGGCTATACGCTTGTACCCTTGACGCACCCTTTCGATAATCCATTCTGCACCAGTACGAGTTTTTCCCCAACCTCTACCGGTACGAATTAGCCAAGCAAACCAATCACCTTTAGGCTCTAACTGTTTAGGCCTAGCCCACATTTGCCAATCGTAATAGATAGCTTCAATTTCTTTATCACTAAAACTTTCAAAGAGCAGATTACGTTTCTTCTGTGGGAGTAATGCTATCAAGTTTGCTAATGAGCTTTGTTCTGATGTCTGATAGTTCAATGGCTGCACCTTCTTTGCCTGTATGCTCTATTCTTTGTATATTCCGCCACTTATTAGGCAGTTTATTACACAAATAAAAAAACAAACTCGCCTCTTTGCCTTTCTTAATATTTGTTAATAACTGGTTTTCAGCTAAATCTATTAACCCGAACTCTACATCATCGCAGTTAGAATTAAACTCTTTGTCTTGTCCTCGCCAATCATAATAACATTGCCTTGATATACTAGCAGACCTACAACTTTTAGACACGTGGCACATATTATTCTCGAACGCTTCTAAAAACACTTGCTTTTTTTGAGCTAGTCTGTATTTTTTGTCAAAATGATTATTACTATTTTCCATACAAACCTCAATTACTTAATATAACAAAAAAGACTACTTATCAACGATAGGTAGTCTT